CGATAGCGTTGAAATAGAGTTTGACGGCGGTAAAATAGTCAAGAACTTTGCCGACAACCGTTTGCAGATTTTCCACGACGAAAAGCCAGCCGCCGAGGTAATCAGCCGTTTGAAGGCTAACGGGTTCAAGTGGTCAAGGTTCAACGGCTGCTGGCAAAGACAACTCACAGACAACGCATATTACGGGGCTGCGCGCGTATTCTTCGGCAACGATGTGTTGAGTGAGGAACGAAACAAGTTCATAACAAATTTGAGAGCAGCAAAATGACCGAAGGAGATTGAAGAAATTTATGAAAACGAGAACAATCACGACTGAACAAGGGCGGCGGCTAAATATCAGTCGCTTCCCAAACTTTCATAGAACCGGGAGTGTTAGCGGAATGAAGCGTTTGTACTATGGGCGTTCCGCGCTCCTCGTAAGGTGTGGCAACTACATCTACAATGTATCATCAGAACCAAGTATTTATTTTCAAGCACATAAGACTATGCCAATTATCAACGGATGTTTAGAACTCAAACAGAACGCTCCTTTTGAGGAGATAGAAAAGCAGTGGTACAATAATCTTCTTGAAAATGTGCCGCCCGAAAGGTGGTCGCGCCCTTATCAAAACCTCGGCTGGTTCGTCTGCGGAGAACCGCATTCGCACGACCACAATACTGGCGAGGCTTACCATTACCTTTGCTTCTGCTACAACGGCAAGTATTATGCTGGCTGCAGAAGCGTGGAGAAATCAAATGCGGACTACGAGTGGGAAATCTCTGCCTTCTGCCGAGAATTAGACACGGCGGCAAAGATGATGACGCTCAAATACAACACTATCTACAATTCAGAATGCGCCTACCGCGTCAAACTGAAATGCGAGAGGCTGAACAAAACACGAGTGGTGCGCTTGCTCTGTCCCGGACATCAGTATATGGATACCATTCGAGAAGCATTCAAGGCGCGGGGCTTTACGATTTTGGAATACGACCTGCTGGCGCAAAATTAGCCCCTCTCGCGTTGTTTTGCCTTTTGGGGCAAGGAGATTATCAAAACAATATCAATCGTCAAAGGAACGCAAAAAATGAAAAAATTAAGCGAAAAAATCATCAAAGTTGAGTTCTTCGTGCCCGTACAAGGCAAAAAGGAACACTATTTCGGTTCGTTAGCCGCTATCTACGAGGTATTCACACCGCAACAGATCGGCTGCAAACTTGAAGCCCTTTGGGGGGCTGGGATTGAGGACGGAAAACCAAAATCAACCCGGCTTTGTGTAATTTCAAAGCACGAACTACACCGCAAAAAGCAGAAAAAGTAGTAATTTTGCACTATGGAAACAGTTTTTGACTACAACATCACCCCCGAAGAGTGCAAGCGTATCGGTATGCTCGACAAAGGGTTTTATTTGGAGAACTGCACCGAAGACGATGCCAATATGGATTTGGCTTCACTCTTCCACATACGCAACGAGAAGGAGAAAGCCCGCGAATACGCAGACAAACTCCCTCTCGATATGAAGAACGAATTTTGGCGAACCATTACGCACCCGTAAGAACTTTGCCAAACATATCATCAGAGTGCCGAAGTGTTTTTACCAGCATTTCGGCTTTCTGTTTATCTACACCCTTTCCTACGAGGAATTGAACGATATTGCCAAATATATTCTCATACGGCTCTACCATTATCATTTTGCTGAAATGCGCATAAGCCTCTGAACTTGATACATTCAGAGCCGCAAGCATTTCTTCAAAATGGCGCACAGAACGACTATACCCGTAGCCGCTTTTGATTATTTCCTTCTTGTGCGATACGCTGCCGCCGATAGCGCGAAGGAACTTTCCGTACGAACGTCGAGCGCAAAACTGATTGATACATTCCATTGCTGATGTTAGTTCGTCATTCTTTTTCTTGATGTTCTTCCAGCCGACAGCACCAGCGTGGCGTATCTCGTGCCAAAGGCTCTCGATAGCGTATTCTTGGTTGAAGGAAAGCGGTATTTGGGCTGCAATAGACTTCATCGCCTCCTTAACTTCGTGAAGCGGGTTGAAAACTACCGTATTACCAAACGGGTCAATAACGGAATGGTCGGTTTTGTAAATCCTTATCGTGTTGCCGTTTTGGGAAGCATAAGCACCCGAATTGTTGTAGTACAATCGTTCGCAGGACATCATCGTTCCGTCGTTCGCCTTTGACATCTTAACGCCTGCAAGCCCGCCGTAAAAGTCGCCAGGTTCCGCTTCTGCGTACTTCTCAATCATAGAGCGAACCTCCTTTTCAGTGACGAATGTCGGGTCTTTCATCTTGATTATAGCCTCCTTTACATCGGTGATAATCCCCTTATTTCTCCCTTTCGCCAAAGAACCTATGCCGTCCACCCAATCTTTCGGAATATATTTGCCGTTGTCCTTGATGAAGTACGGAACGGAAGTTGTAGTTTTCACGCGCTCTCTATTGCGGTCAAGCCACGCATTGAAATTGTCCGGCACATCTTTGACCGTTCCCGTAAACTTGAAGTCCGAAACATCTTCGCCAGCAAGCAGCTTGTGCTGGTATTCCAAAAACTCGTCCTGCTTCGCAAGAACCGGGACAGCAAAGCAACGGCAGAACGGATGCCAGCCCGTATATTTGAAGTCCTTTGGGAAAATACCTGCCAACTCATCGCAAATATCATAAACCGGGTGATTGTTCGAGCATTTAATTTCAATACCGATAACAAACGGGATAGACTGCCAGCGGTCGTGGTCTGCTGTACGGTAGGCGATATTGTTTTCGGTAGCAGTGAGGCGCAAAGCATTCTTGTACGAGGAACGGTACACTCCTTGTCCGGGGCGGTATGCCTTCGCCGCCTTCGACAATCTCAATACACCGTGCTTGTCCCTAACCCTACGGAATAGCCTTTCGGGTTCGTTGAGATAACGGCGCACATCGCGGCTTAAATCTGCCGCGCTTTTCCCTTCTCCAAGACCAATGTCAAGAGCCAATTCAAGTTCCTGCTTAAATTGGTCTGTTATATTCCACACGGCGGCAGATAGCCCCATTCCGTTGATTTTACGGGCTTGAAACGCCTCCAAAGCGTCCAAATTCGGCTGTTTCCATTGCGAAATTTGCGCGTTTGGTATTCCCGTTGAAGCTGTCATTGCCTCAATGAATTTGTCGTTTTTCTCGCAAGATAACAGCCATTCGTCGCGGTTTCCCTCCTCAATGGTTGAAACTATGTTATCGTGAAGCTGTTTTATCGCTTCATCAACCCTTCGCTGAACTGCGGGAAAGTCAGCAAGGTAGAAGGGGCGTTCGGGGTCGCTGAACCCCGATGCCGCTCCTGCTCTTGCCGCTTCCTTTACCGTAGCGTCGAAGAGTTCAACAACACCTTTAACCCGTTTCAGAAGGTTATTGAGGTGTTTTTTGTCGTATAGGTCAAACTTGAACTTTTGCGCTTTCTTTGCCATTACATCTGCTTTTTGAAGTCATTGCAGCCGTCTTTTGTTATAAATCGGCTGCGCTCCGGGTGCTTCCAACATTTGCACAAGAACGGTTTGCCGTTTGCGCCTATCTCGTGCAGGCTGTGGTGGTGCATACACTCGTTGCAATTGGGTAAAACTGCCTTCTTCGCCATAGGCTTTACTCTGTTGGTTCGTCAAATAGGCTGACCGTGCTTTCCTTCGCGATCTGCGCCAACTCTTCGTCCACATCATCTACATATCCGAGGTTCGCAACGGCTGTTTTTTGGCTCATAATCGCCTTGCCGCCAGTAGCGTTGGTTAGGTTGCTAATTCTCTCTGCCTCGTCGCGGATTTGGTACGGTGTAATCTCAACTTCTACTGCGAGGCTATCAATAGCAGCCGCATATTGAGGGTACATCTTCTTCATAAAGGCGCGAATGACATTGATTTCGCGGTCGAAGAACTCCAGCCAAATACCGCTCTCGTCCTCCACCTTCAACTGCGCGTCAATAAACATCATCTTTCGGGCTTCTCCCGACATCGGCGTTGCCTTCATATTCTCCATTGACATATCGGGCAGCTGCAATTCCATAAAGAACTCTCGCTTGATTTCCTCAATGTGAAATTTGATGCTTTCGATAGCCTGCTGCCAAGTAACATAGCCTGCCTTGTCGTTCTTACCATACTGAATAACATCGCGCCCCGAATTGTCGTTGCCAGCACTCTTGCCGTGCGCTATCTTCTCGTCAGAGAATACAACCCAAGCAGGGCGGGCGTTCTTGCGGATATAGTTACCGTTGCGGCTCAGAGTCCATTCGGCTTCATACACATTTGACGACTGGTCTTCCCAAATAGGCTCCGGGCGTTGGATATACAAGCCCGTGATTTTTTCCAACTCGATTTGTTCGCGCACCTCCTCCTCGGTTGTTCCTCCGTCTGTGCGCCAGCGGATATGCTCGCTATCGGTGTAGGTGTCAAAATATGTGATTGTCTTGTTGTTCTCGGTACGGGTGTATTCCATTGACAGAGCAATCAAATCGTCGTACTCGTCAAACAGAGGATAGAGCGCATCGCCGTTCATTGGCGAAAAGTTCTTGCAGCGAAGGCGTAGTTTGCTCTTCTCGCCTGCGTAGATTGTGTCCTTCTCTTGGCTGTACCATAGCGTTACATTCTCGCACGAAGCAAAGAGATAACGCCCTCGCTCGTTGTTTACGCTGTTGATGCGGTTCTTCTTGAAGATTGCTTCCATAATCTCGGCTACCTTCTTTTCCGCATCGTCCTGCGGGCTGTAAACACGGCGAACCGGGATAGCAAACATCAACTCGGTCATACGCTTTACTGCCAACTTCTGCAGACCAAGTGTAATGCGTGTAACCTTTTCCATTTGTCCCGTCTTTTTGTTGAACTTGTCACGATAGTTCTTGTCCGTCATTACGGGGTGCTCCTTCGGGTCGTACTCTTTACGGAGTTTTGACCACGCGGGTACTGAAACGCTCTTGCGTTTGAGGTCGGAAATAACGCTGTTCGCGTCCCTTCCTTGCTGGGTGATTTCTTTTATATCCATATTGTAAAGTTATTAGTACAACATATCTTCAATTTCCTCGTCGTAATACTCTTCGCTGCTGCTACCTACCATTTTCACCGCCTTCGGGTGGAAGGTGTTTGCCAGCGCGTCGAACTCGTCCGTAGAATGACCAAGGCGTTCCTTGATGTCCTCTTTCGGTTCAATGATGATTTTACCATTGGAGAGGAACGACCATTTGATTTCGGTAGCCTCTTCAATGAAGCTGCCGCCTGGTGGTAGCATCGCGTTTGTCCCGTTGTCGGGATTGAGCCAATCACGGACAGCCCAAAACAAATAGGCTCGCATATTGGCAAACTTGTATTGCCCGGTTATGTCCGTGAGGTCGTCGCCGCTGCTGTTCTTGGCTGCTTCGCTGTATTTACAACTGATGATTGTCTTCTCGTCAAGTCTGCCGTCGCTCTCTTCGCATATCTCAACCAAGCGGGCGTAAACACCTGCGCCCTCGCCGATAGTATCAACTGAAACCGAATAGCCGGAATGGGTTCGGATTTCGTTCACAACCTGCCCTGCAACCTTCATATGGTCTGCTTTGCCGCCCGAATTGTGCTTGTCGAAGCGTTCCACATAGTCGCCGTAGCGGTAACACCTTACGCTGCAATCTCGTCCCATACCCGCAACATCGACACCGAGAATACAATCGTTGTGGCTTGTCAGTTGGTAGTTTCTCCAACGCTCCTGCGCCAGCTCTACCCACTTCTGCGGTATCAATATATCCTCGTCCACCTTCGGAAACTCGCCAAGAACCTTCTTGCGGAAAAGGTCGGAGGGGCGATACCAAGAACCTTCAAATTGAAAGTCGTTTTCGCTTTCCTTCACTTCATCGGTCGTTATCGGCTCGCACCAATTCTCAACTTTATCAACTACCCAATCATAGTCCACTTGACCGGGTAAGATGATTTTCTTTTCAACCACATTGGGCGCGGTAAGACTATTCAAGCAGAACTTTTTCCAGCGGGCAGACTTCTGACTGCGGGCTGCATATCCGATAGTCGTGTTTGGGTTGAATACCAGCAGAAGGCGTGAGTTACCTTGCAAGTTACCTTCAATGGCGGTATAGGTATCATCGAGAATACCCGTCGCCTCCGTGACTACGAACATCGTGTTTACCGCGTGGAAACCCGACCAAGCCTCGTGATTGTTCTCGTCGGCTTTGAAGCCCGTCAAAAACCACTCTTCGTTTTCCGTTCTGATGTCGTATGCGTTCAACTTACCGGGAAGCACAAAGCCCCTTTTCTTGGCTCTGTTGAATAGACGCGAGATTTCCGGCATCATAATGTTTTTCACTTGTCGGTCGGTCGGTGCTGTCAGTGCCACTTTGGTGTTCTCAACGAGTTCGCCGCGCTTGTTCCAACGGGGCGTGAGGTAGAGGAAGGACACAGCAATGCAGGCGGCGACGAAGTCTTTGCCTCGCGCCGTTCCGCTACGCACTGATACGAGTTTATTATGCTGCACAGCGGAAACGATTGCTTTCTGTTCATCATCAAGGGTAACACCCAGAGCGTCCCTAATGAATAAATTCCAATCGTTACGCCAAGCGGCAAAGAGTGCTTCCGCGTTCCTTCTGATTTCTGCCTCATTTCTCTTCATCAACTATACCCGTTTGCATAAGAAGGTTGGTAAATGAAAGGTCTCCCGAAATTTCCTTCTTTTCGGGGCTGTAAAGACCGAGCAACTTGCGGCGTTCAATAAGGTTCTTATGCACAACCTCCAAATAGCGGGGGTCGCCATAGCAAATAACCTCTTCGCGTTGCTGTTCCATTTTGATAGTGATAACACCACCTTCGCTGCTTTCGCCGTCATCGTTACCGCCGCCCGGTATTCCTTGCTGTTTTGCCTTCTTTTTCTCGTAGTCAGTCTTCGACTTATCCCAAGCAGCCCAAGCCTCCTTGATAATCTCGTCGATACGCTCCAATTCGAGCTGTACGGCGTGGTCGAAGTTCTCAATTCGCGTTTCGCGCCATTCCTCCAAGAGTTGTTGAATATCCTTGTGGACGGTTCGCAATGAATAGCTTTGCAGGTCAAGACGGCTCATAACCTCTTCGCGGATTTCTCGATACGAGTACCCGCGTTTGTATAGCCCAGCGATGATGTCAAGGCGCACGATCTGCGCTTGGCGGTAATCCTTCATTTTCTTTCCCGTTGCTCCCATTGCCTAAAACCTTGCACCGTTAAACTTGTAAATCAAATTGTCGTTCTCGTCCTTTCCTACGGGAACAAGTGCGCCTTCAAACAACTTGTACGGGCTTTGACCGCTCTGCGGATTGTTCCACAACCAACGCATATAATCAGCCATTGTCATACCTTCGTACTTAGCGCGTTTCTCGCTGCTATTGCAGTTGAAGCCCTGCGCCCTTATCCATTGGAACTGCGAAACAAGTCCTTGAATATCCGTACACACATCGTCCCAGGTAACAATGCCGTCGGGGTTGTTCTTGGCAATCTGCAACGCCTCGCACCATTGACCGCGTGAGTAGTTCCAAGTTGGAGGCAGACCGCAACAAGAACCATTGCAGCACAATTCCTTGAAATGCGCGTCAGATACATAGAAGCGCATACCCAACTCGTCGCACAACTCTTTCATATTGCGCATAAAAGGCTCCTTGACTTTTCTATTCAGACGGAGATAGCCGGAAGACACCGAGAAACGGCGGTAGAACTCCATTACATCGAAGCCCGCAAGTTCGTTGATTGTAGGCATAAAGCCTTTGAGCGTCGGGCTGCGTTGCTCTACACAGAAAAACTCCGTACTCATAGCGTCTGCGCCTCTGCTGTGTGCCTCGCGTATCAAATCGAGGTATGACGGTGTAGATATGCCGATGATGAACGGACGTAGGCGAAGTGTGGCACCTCCAGCACCAGCCGACGCAATACGGCGTATCGCTTCGAGACGTTCCATAGGCGAAGGAACACCGCGCTCAATTCGTCGCGCCTTCTCTTCATCAAGCGTGATGATTGAAAATTTGAAGTTCCAATTTTTCTGACCTTCGATAAGGCTCATATAACGGTCGTCGTCAGTGAACCAAGTCGCCTTCGTCGAGAAGCACAGCGGGTAGTCAATTTCCTTGAAGAAACGGAGCAGTTCAAGCGTCTTGCCGCGCTGTTTCTCGAAGCCGTCGAATTGGTCTGAAAGCCCGCCCCATTGCATTACCTTTCGCTGCTTGATATACTCCTTGAACTGACCGCCGTATTTGTCGGGGTCAGAAAACATCTTCTTAACGTGTTCGACTGATACATTACGAACATCTTTGTGCAGGTAGGCTTCCTTTGTGTCGCCTACGCCTCGCTGGAACTGCGAGAAGCAGTAAAGACAGCCAAACGAGCAGTTGCTGTATGTGTCAAATGTCATTGGCATACTGCAATCGGCTATTTCGTTGCTCCAACGGGGGCTTTGATAATACTTTTGTGCCATATCTATTTGATTATTTTGATTTCCATTTCGTAGTCATCGCCCTTTACATCCATAATCCTTGCGCCTTGTTTAAGCCAAAAGAATTGCCCGTTTTCGTGCATAGATGTTCGGAGTGTTAAAGTGTCCAGCCCAGCAAGGGAAACACGCTGTAACAAGCGGAAAAGAACCTTTTCGCCTAACTTCTGCCGCTGGTGCTCCTGCTTTACCGCAATGGCAATGAGGCGCACGTGCTTTCTCGCCCTGCTTGCGAAATAGAAGGCTTTATCATCGAGGATTTCGCACCAATAATTGCCGTGCGAGTAATACATCATACGGCGAAAGAACGGGTAAGTCCCTTTTACCGAAGCACTGCCGCAGTTGTAGCAAATATCCTTCAAAACTTTGTCGTCCTTTATGTGGTCGTACACTCTCCAACCCATTGCTCTGCTGTTTTGATGATGAACTGAAATATCTTTTCCGCATCTTCGGGCGTGTTGTTGTAGGCTCTACTGATGCGGTATTTATTCGCGAAGTTTTCAACCTTCGTTCTGCGGCTTTGCAGGAAGGTTTCAGTTTGGTTGTCGCTGCGCTCCTTGTGGCGTTGTGCAAGTACTTCCGGTGCTGCATCAAGCAAAATGAGGCTTGCCCGCGTTTCTTGCAGGAAACGAAAGTTGAAAAGTCGGTCGCCTTCGACAAACACGACCTTCCGTCCCGGCTCCTGGTCCAGCCTTCTGATATAATCGATAGCATCGTCAATGACGGTCATACTCAAACGGTCTGTTCCCTCGAATGTGGAGCCGTCGAAAACACCCAGCATCTTGTACTGCTCGTTCTCAATGCCGCGTACCTTCCCTTCCTTAAACTCACTGCACTGCGCAAACAATCGTTCGCGTATGCGCTTGAAGAGCGTTGTTTTCCCGGTCGCTGGTACGCCCGCGACAAATATCACTTTCGTTGTCATAGCAGTGTTATGATTAGATTTTCCCACTCGCTCCCGGCTATGTCCGTCAAGAGCCTTTCGGTGTAGAACCCATTCCAGCGCGTACCCTTCTTCAATTTGGCTACGGCGCAAAGGCTTGTTTCAAGCGAAAACACATTGTCGCGGGTATCGGTCTTGGCTCGCTCTATAAATGCCGTTAATGCGGCTTTTTCTTGCGTTCCTGCAATTATTTCCGCGCCCTTTGTGTAGTTCTCTTCCTGCTCGAATTTCAGTGCGAGGTCGTCAATAATTTGCTTCCCGCTTAATTTAGCCCATACTTCGAGAAAGAGGAACGAGGCGTAACGCCCAAAGAAGTACCAGCCCGAAACGATGTTGTACTGCTCGGTCGTTGTAGTCGCTCTGTCGAGGTCTTCAAGCAGCTTCGGTGAAAGTTGCTTCATAATGCGGCTGAAATTGTCGCCTATACGCACATAGCGGCGGTCGGTTCTGAACTTCAATTCGCTTTTCGGGGTGTTATGATTGCGGAGCAGCTTCAACGCGCTGGGGATATGATAGGTCGTTGTGTAATAATACGCCAAACGAAAGCTGTCCCACCTCGACAAACGAAAGTAAGTCGAGAGGGAAGCAATCATTTTTTCTTCAACCCCCGCATCGCCGCCGAGGTGATAGCGTATGTATTCGTCGTAGGTCATAGGCTACTCCTCTGCGAGTTCGGGCAAAATCTCTTCAAGACGGTAAACGACCTTGTCGATAGAAGGCATACCAAGAAGATTGCACAAATGCTGCAATTGGTCTTTCGGATAGACGATAATCACGCGCTCCATAGCTGTTTCGTCGCTGCCTTGTATCTTTGGAAGGTTAGCAGGCGAAAGGTCTGCACCCTGCAATTCGGGAGGTAGAGCGTCCTGGAACATTGCTGTCGGGTCGTCCTCTTCGCTCGCATCGGGCATCGCTGGAGCGGGTGCAGAAGGAGAAGCCGCGCCCTGAATAGGGGCAAACGCTGTCGGGTTGGCATTCCACACATCCATACCCCAATCGCCGAGGCTCGCGTTATCCCACTTGTTGGCAAGCGCATCGTAATCCCAATTACCAAACGAAACATTGTCCTTGATAACGAACTGCTTGCGCTCGTCCTCTGTCAATTCGCTTGCGTTGATAATCTCAACAACGGGCTTTTGAAGCCAGCCAGCCCAATACTGCACAATCTTTTCGCGCTCTCCGTCGCCCTTCTTCAAAAAGTCGTTGATTGTTCCAAGACGGTTGCAGATGTCGCCGTGTGTCATTTTCGCAATGGCTTTCAATGCCTGCAGGCGCATATTACCTCCGAGGGCGACCATTTTGTTATCCACGACAACCGGGCGAATTGCCAACATCTTCGGGAACACGAGGATTGAATTTACCAACTTGGCGAATTTGTCGGTTGTAATTGAACGGGGGTTCTCTCCGTTCGCCTTAACTTGTGTAAGTTTGACTTGTTCTGTTTTCATCGGTCGATAAACTTTATATGATACCAATTTTGCAGCAAATTTACACAAAACCGTTTACATTGTAATCGTTTACGGGGTAAAATATCAACCTTTTGGTTTATTTTCTCAAAATTCGCATAGGAAAACCAGCCCAAGTCCACGCTATTAGGGCTGCGTCCCTGCCTTCTTGGTTTGTCTTTCCCGTTATCCCGGTAAAGGCTGATAACTCCTCGTGGGTTATCTTTCCCTCCTTGCCTTTCCATAGGTTTACGCCTCCCGTTTTGAGCGCAAGAGGCTTAATCAGCTCGTAAGGCAGTTGCCAATGCTCGCATATCTCCGCGATCTTCCTTCCGACTTCGTGATTTCTCCCGGCTGCATTTCCTTTTGCGGCTGCGCTCTGCTTGGTGTCCTTCGAGGTCAAATGCCAATGGGCTTTATTCAGCCAGCCCGCTTCAATGATTACGCGAAGGTTCTTTTGCAGCACCTCGGCTTGTCGCTGTGTTGAACGAAGGAAGTCCAAAAGGTCGGGGAAGGTCAGCGATGTTACTTCAAGCCTTTTCGTCGCACATTCCAGGAAGGCAACTCCGTTCTTTTCCACATCGGGGTCAATCCCTATTACATAATCGACTTTTACCAGCTTTCTTGTTGGTATTGAGGCAGTTATATTTGATGTTATCTTTTTCTTACTCATTGATTTTCAATTATTTAGGTTGTTTTATCAAGCAAAACGGGGATTAACGGCAGTTACAGTAATTGAATATTACAGATACTGTACTTTTAACCCTTAACCCCCTATAGTCCCCCTTCTCCCGCTGTGTTAGCGGCGCGGATTTGAGCGGGTTCGCTTCCAATACCAGCGCGGTTTGTATGAGGTTCGTTTGTGGTAAGGCTTCATCTTGGAGCGGTAATATATCCTCCTATGGCGTTTGCGGTGCTGCTTCCTTGGCGTTATCCTTTCGATGCTCGTTTGGAGTTTTCTCAACAATTCAAACGCTTCGTCGAACTTATCCGTTAATTGCTCAAATGTTCCGTCAAGGACGGCACAAACGGCTCTTATCTGCAAAATCTCGCATATACTAACCCTTGCCTGTGCAACGGCTTCTGAAAGTTCCTCTGCGCACTCTTTGAGTGTTTTTCCGTTGTGTCCCATAGCGTCATTCGTCAATTACTGAATACTCAACCTCGTTCAAGCGTTTTTTTACAACCTTCATAGCAAGTTTGACATTGAAGTCGTCGAAATTGAACTTACCTTCAATGCCAGCAAAGGCTGTCATTCCCGTGCGGAGGTGAAGCGTCAGAGGATTGGTCACATTCGGTGCAAGGTTCTTGTCGTCCAATCTCTCTGCAAGCAGTATATCCATTTCCCGGTTATGCTCTTCAAGCAGGCTGATGAACAGCAACGAGATAATGGCATAGGCTCTCTGCTCAACGCAAGGATATTCAGGGGCGCATCGCAAAATCTCTTGTCGAACCGTGAAGTAGAGTATCTTCATATCGCGGGCAATCCCGTTCATAAACTCGTCTGCCTGCTTCTCAATTCGGGTGCGGCTCTTCCAGTCGAGTTCCCTGCGCAGTTCCTCGTCGTACTTCTGATGAACCATTTTCAGTGTACGGCTCAACTTCTTCAATATGCTGATTTTATCTCGGGCGGCAAGTTCCATTGACTTGTAAGCGTACACCCAAGCACACTGCGTAATGAGAAGCGGAACAAACGACACCTTCATCTGTTCCTCCACCGTCAGACGCTCAATCATCTTCTGCGCACCGTCCTTTACCTCCTTGCGGAAAGCTGCTTCACGCATATCTGCCATAGTCGGCAATATCACGTGCTGGACGGGTTCGGGCTTCGGTTGTGGCAGCGGTTCCGGCTCTTCCTTCTGCTGGGGCAGATCGCCGTCGTACTCCCAAAAGGATAGTTTGCCTTTCACACCCGTAATCGGCTCGGGGAACAATACCGGGTTAGCCAACACCCAATGCCAAAAACCTTCCTGCGCCCATTTTGAAGGGTGGTTCTGTACGCAATCGACTATCTCAACACTGCCGACGATAGCACCGTTGGGAAGGTTCTCAAACTCCGTTTCCCAATTCTCGCGCTGCATCAAGTCAAACAGCTGCTTGTTATTGAGTGCGGCAAGCCCTTCTTTGACGGGGGAAGCCGCCGCGTGGATAAGTACACGACCGCGATAATTCGTTTTCCAACTGCGGTTTTCTATATCTTTCAGCCCGGTTGCAATGAGGCTCGCCCAAGGCTGTTTAATGGTTATTGCTTTCATATCCAATTCTTGATTTTGTTGATGTATGTTTCGGGCGTCCAATAGTTAAATTCCCCGCGTTCCAATGCTTCAATCTCTTCTAATACGGCTTCCTCCTCCTTGCTGCGTTTTTCTTTAGCCCAGCCAAACAAATCATCTTCATAACGCCCCGAACGGAGTTTCTTCAACTTGATTTTCTTTGCCCTCAAAAAGTTCTTTGCGTGTTCGCTGATATAGTCTTCACCACAAGGGGTTTCACAAGCAACGATAAGCAATTCGACTTTGCGTCGCGGGTTCTTCACCTTGATGCGAGCAGCCAAATACTCGAAATACCATTTCCATTTTTCTACAAGCCAAAGAGGCAACTTGTAACGATAGTAAACGACCTCTTCAACCCAGCAGCCGTTATATACGCTGATTTTTACACAGATTTTGTCGTCCATTACGCGATGTTTTTGATTTTCGTTCTTGATAATTGTTCGCAAAGAGCCTCGCACCAGGCGCGGGCGATAGTCACTTCTACCGCATTTCCGATGAACTTCTTTTGGTCTGCCTGCGAACCGACCAGCACATAGTCCTCGGGGAAGCCCATAATCTTTTTGAGTTCGGGGATTTTCAGCATACGCATCTTGATGTCAACAATACCGTAGAGTGCCATAAATTCCTTGATTTTAGCCGTCATCGGACTATCGGTTGAATACACCTCAATCACCGCTTCGCCCGTTTCAGTCGCAACCAAATAAGGCGGCATTTTATCCATTCGGGCAATAAGAGTGAAACAAGGCTTATCTACCGAACCGCCTGCAGATTTATATTGCGGGTTCATCAAGTAGAAGCGTTTGACCGTTACAAGGTTGAATTTCGGATTTGTCGTTACGGTGTTCGCTGGGGTTTCTACGGAAGCCGCTGTGCCGTTCCCGTACTGCATATCGATGAAACATTCCGACTGAATGAGCGCAAGGCGATCTTTCGTCGTCAGCGTCGGCGAAGGTGCTTCGCACGAATGGTTCTGTCCGTTCCCGTAGTATGCGGAAACAAAAGCGTGGTGGTCAATGCAGGTTATTGAGCCAGCCGGGGCATCTATCGAAGTGTTCTTGCTTTCGGGGTGTCCGCTGTACTGCTTCGAGAGGAAAGACACCTTCGCAACTCCCAAGCGGTTCTGCGTCGCAACCGTCGGGCAAGGCTCGTCAATTCCTGGTGCTTGGTACTTCCCCGTGCGGCTCATTGAGTTCCATTTTACCAAAAACGCCTCCTTACCGCCTGCCACAAACTTTATCAGCCCGGCATAAATGCGTTCCAGCGTCTTTTCGGATAGAGGCTTTTCGCGGAAAATTGTATTTCCTTCGTCCTCAAAGTCCAAAACATCTTTTACGGGCTTCCACTTCTTCAAGTTTCCGAAGAGCGTTGTTGAACCCTCCTTGCAGTGCGTCGGCTCCGGGAATACGATTGGCAAACCTGCCTTTGCGAATATACCGAAGAAGCGTTTGCGGCTGGTGTATGCTCCATAGTCGGCAGCGTTCAATATGCGGTGGTCGAACTTATAGCCATACTTCTTGACATTGCGCACCCAGCGGGTATAACTCTTGCCCTTATCCATTGAAACGGGCTTGCCGTTTTCGTCAACTTCGCCCCAACTCATAAACTCTTCCACATTCTCAATCTGAATGTAATCCGGCTTGATTGCCTCAATGTAACGGAAGAGGTGTTCGGCAAGTGTGCGGCTATCCGCATCGCGCGGCATACCTCCCTTTGCCTTGCTGAAATTGGTACATTCAAGAGAAGCCCACAGCACGACCAATGCTCCAGGGTTCTGCTGGCGGCAGCTCTCCAAGTGAGCAATAAGCGGGGAAAGTTCCAGCGTTCTGATGTCCTCCGTAAAATGGAGCGCGTCGGGGTGGTTTGATGCGTGAGAGGCTATCGCATTAGCATCGTGATTGACGCAGGCAATAACTTCGGCGCATTGTTCACCGTTCAGTCGCGCGGAGTTTACGCCCGTTGATGTGCCGCCTGCTCCGCAAAATAGGTCTATGTATAGCAAATTTTTCATTTTACAAACTTTTGAGGGTGTACGGGTATATCCCAATTGATTATCTCGGGAGTGCTTCGCTGGACATTGCCAATCACCGCACCGAAATTGTTTCTCACGTTTTCCAAAGCCTCCTTCTTGCTGGTGGTGTAAACCGTCACTTCGCCTTCAAACACGAACTTTACTTTCACGGTGTAGTCCCTTCGCTCCGGCGGGAAGTTGGTTTTCCAAATCTTGCGTTCTACATACCGGATTTGACCCGCGATTTTCTTCAACTCTTCCGCATCTGTGGCGGCGCGTTCCTTTTCTCTCAATTCGTCAAGGCGTTTCAAATACGCCTCTCTCATGATTTTGATTTCTGCCATTGTTGTTGTGGAATTATTAGTTAATTTCTTCAAATCTCAACCGAGTGCAACGAACTCTATTTGTTTGGGGCGTTAGTTGTTCCGCCGGATTTCGTTGCGTTAGGCGCAAGATTACGCACCTTGCGGCGGTCTGCCCCTTTTATCTCGAAATAGTTGCACATTTCCGTAAGACGGCTTGCGACACGGTCGCCGTAGCGGTCAATCAGTTTCTGATGATTGATAGGGAGGTTCGATGTTACCAGCGTAACGCGGTCTGTGCGGTCGCCCCGGTATTCGAGTATCATTCGCAACACATCTACGCGGTTTCCCATATAGAGGCTTTCGACGGGTTCTGCTCCCAGGTCTTGAATGCCGAGGCATTTCCATTGCTTGTACTTGTCATAAGTACCTTCGCGGCTGAACTCCTCACACATCGTATCAGTGCGGACATTCGCCCAATGAAGACACCCAAGTATATCCTTGCCGTTGTAGTCCTTTCCGAACCCGATCTGAATTTTGTCAATCGTGGTATATACGCTCATAATCTCCAACGCCCACGACTTGCCCGTACCCGTATTGCCAGCGATGTAAATGCCCTTGTCGAGCCTTCCCGGTACGGGCTGTTTCGTTTCGGGGTCAAGACACATCATTGCGTTATCTCCCTGCACCCAGCGCACGAGGTTTTCGTATGTGAAGCGGTTTTCGTCGTCAATCACGAAATTAGGGTTCCTGCTCTTGCCGATAGCCTCGACAACCTGCATCGCCAAATTGAGGTCGTAGGGAAGGTATGCGTAACGCTTGATTGACTTGAAATAACCTTCGCTCTGTATTCTTCTCAAAATGTTGTCAATTACTTCCATAAGTCGTTTACATCATCTTTAGGTTTGTATTGTCTTGCTTGTGGTGTTCCTGCTGGCTTTTCGTCATAATTGCCTTCAAAGACCTTCACCCAATTTTTGTCGTTCTCAAAGAACCAATCGAAAGAAGCCTTCCAGCCACGCTTGTTGTCGCCTTTAAGGAAGCTGCTTGCCTGCGCCTTCTCGAAAATCGTCTTGATGATGGGGAGTGCCTTTTCAACGCCGCCCATTTCCGCAACGCGGTTTCTGATTTTGTTTCGGCGGTTGTCGGATATCACTACCAAGCGGGCGAAGCCCGTGCAGGTAGAGTTCCAAAGGTTTTTAATTTCCGCAAAAGGAATCTTCTCGGCAGGCTCTTCGGCTTGTGCCTCGTCAGAGGCAGAAGGAGAAGCCGCCTTGCGGCTTTTCTTTGTATCTATATCTTCTGATATAGATATTTCTTTATTTCTTATATTCTTATCTTCTGTACTTGTGGTCGCTTTGTCGGTCGCTTTGCTGGTCGCTTGTCGGTCGTTTGACTGACATTCTGCTGGTCGTTCTGTTGGTCGCGCACTCTGCAAATCGTCTTGGTATTCCTCATATTTACAGATAGTTATGATTGAATATTTGTTGGTCGTTTTGACGGCTATTTCGCCCGTCGTTTTCAAGCGCGAAAGGCAGGTTCTTATCTGTCGTTCTGTGAGTCCCGTATCTTTGCTGATTTTGTCCCGGCTGGTCAATAGCTGACCTCTCTTGACGGGAATGCCTCTCCAATACAAATCCTTGTAATTTGCACATAGGAGAAGGTAGATAAAGAGTTGAACCATTTCTGCTTTATCGAACCATTCCCATTGAAGAAACTTGCTAAATATCTTAATCCAACCGCCCATAATTTACTCAACGATTATATTGTAATCACTTATTTTCTAAAATAAACATTCGTCAATTGCTTTGCCCCCGAGAATACAGCCCATATACCGGGCTTTGTCTGACGGAGTTCCAAATCATCGACGCGTCCGAAGCGTTTGTAATTGCCGCACAAATCGACAACCCAACTCACTTTACCGGGGAACGGGCGTATTGCCCTGCCGCACATCTGATAGTAGAGTGCAAGCGACATTGTAGGTCGAGCCAGCACAACCGTAGCGAGTTCCGGGAAGTCGAAACCCGTTGTCAGTACGCCGACATTTGCCACAACCTTGATTTGCTTGTTCTTGAAAAGCCGAAGGATATTTTCGCGATCTGTCTTGCTGGTGTCGCTCGAAACGACGGCGGCACAATCTGAAAAAATCCTGGCGATGTGGTTTGCCTCGTCAATGAAGCGCGTAAACACGAGGATAGAGGAACGCCCTGCGACAAGCAGCCTTCTGATGATGTTTTCGAGGCTGTCGTTGAACTTGATTTCGCGGTAGTAACGGCGTACACTCGCGTCGGTGAAGTCGGCTCCCGTGCTATTTACCTTCAATCTCGAAGTGTCAACGATGTTCAACTGATAGTAATTCATTGGCGCAAGGTAGCCGCGATTTAGCAGCGTACGAACCTGCACCGCATACAGCATTTCGTTGAATATTCTCGGATTGGTACGGGTGATGAAACGGAGCATTGAGCCGTAGAACCTACTTGAATACAGACGGTAAGGTGTAGCGGTAAGCCCCAGCACCTTGCATTGTATGGTTTCGATGAAGTCTTTGTACATACCCGCCTCTGCATTGACACCGTGACACTCGTCAATGATTACATAGCGAAACAATCGGAAGTAGTCTTTATGGCTCTTCACGCTGCCAATAGTGGCGAATGTGATTTTGCGAACCTCCTTGCGCCCAAAAGATGCGGAAAAGATGCCTACATCCATAACCCCGTAGGAACACAGCTTCTCGTAGTTCTGTTCCAAAATCTCCTTTGAGGGCTGGAATATAAGCACCGGAGCGTCCAGCCTATATGCTATATTGGCTATCACGAGGCTTTTGCCCGCTCCCGTAGGTAGGACAATTATGCCGTTCTTCTTGTTCCCGGTTTGGAAAAAGTTAACAGCAACATCAACAGCCTGCTTCTGATAATCTCTTAATTCGTACATTTGAGTATATGTTTGCGCAACCAAGGCTTTATCGGCTTAACCCATTTATTTTGCCTTCTGATGCGGAGTTTATTTGCCTTTGGGAAGATGTCAATCACGCCGTTGCTCTTTGTCGTAACGGCAAAAGAGAAGCAATTTTCGGTGATATTCTCAACCTCTTCGCTGCTCTCCAAGCGGGGAAGAGTTTTAGCCTTGAACCGCTCGAAATTGTTTTCTCGGAGTTCCTTCACGAGTTCCCCGTATTCCTTTCCTGCTTCGCTCATTGTTGTTGTGGAATTAAGCCCCACCCGTACCGCAACCACGAAAAGCACGGGCAGGGCTGGTTAAACTTACTGCTCAATAATCACGATGTCCGGGCAACGCTCCTTGATACGGTTAAGAACTGCATCAATTTCGTTGTTGCGCAACTCTTCCACAAGGTCGTTAGCCGATGCGGAAACAAGGGTACAAGTGAAGTCGGCTGGGTTTACATATACCTCGACCTCGATTGTCTGCTTCTCGCCACCCTTGAAGAGAGGAATTACAAGGCTGAACGCTGCTGGAAGGTTGTGCTGTACTGCTTGATTGACGAGCAGGCGACGGTCGCCGCGCTTGTTGTCGCAGTCCTCAATCTCCTTGTCAACCTTCGCCTTGAAGTTCTGCAACTCTGTTACAAGTTTCATCGCTTCGGTCTTGTTCTCGAAGTGCGAACGGTTCATTTTGATAAGTTCTGCCATTTCAAAGTGAGTAATGTACTCGCCTTTGTTGATGCCGAACTTCTTGTATTCGGGCGACAATTCCAGGTAACCCGCTATGACCGTTCCGTAATGGTTGTTCTCGTTGCACTGCAACTTGATATACAACTCCTCGCGGTTCACGAGAATGTGGCAGGTCTTCTCCTTCAAGCAGTCGAAACGAGTTTCCAGCCAGCGAGCGGCTGCGTCAATAGTGCCACGAATAGCTACCTTGACGGGTTCTTTTACTTCTACCGCCTTTCCCTCGCGGATAATGATTTCACCACAGCCAGCAGGCAGACCGTTAGCAACCATTTCAGCAATCTGCTTCTGTACCTCTTCTTTGATTTTCTTTTCCATTGTTAAATGAGTTTGAATGTTATTGACTAACCCTCTGTACCTGTACGGAGAGCCTTGAAAATGTTTCTCTGACACTCGTCGGGACGAGCCGGGCGAGAATATACAAGCACACCTTCGTCGTTGTAGTAGCCAACCTCGCGGGTGTCCTCGTCAACGAACTTGTAGCAAGGTTCAGTAACATATTCGCTGCGTTCCTTCAACTTTGCTGTCACCTCGTCGTTGCTGTCTTCAAGTTGCTTGATTTGGTCGTTGAACTCTTTGTTCGCTGCCTTCTTGTCGGCGCGGACATCGCGCAACTGAATGTTGTTTTCAACCAAGCGATCTTTCAACTCTTCGATTTCCTCGGTTTTGAGCTGCTTTACATAGCCCAAATCCTCAACCGCGTCGCAGTTGTCACGGAGAAACGCAACTCTGTCGGCTGCTCTTCCGTACTCTTGTCCTAATACTTTTTCCATTGAATTTTGAAATTGTGGGGCGACCACTAACCGAGCCGCCCCGGTTAGTGATATTATTTGTTGTCGCTCTCACATTTCGGCTTGAAAACGAAGTCGGCGTAAATCTCGATGAACTGCTTTCCCGCGTACTTCGCGAGGTCGCTATTCTTGAAGGCGAGCCGAGAACCGTAGTACGAGACCGTGGACGAGGAACCGGCACTCGCAAACACGTAAGCGACACCGCCACCCGAACTCGAGAAGCTGACCGACCGCCGAACCACACGAGCTTTATCCTCGTCTGAAAGTTCGTTGTACTCCTCTTCGGTGTATAATACGAACCAAGGGAAGTAACGGTATTCGTCAGTCGTAAACTTTGGCTCCCAGCCCTCGTTGAGAGCAGCTGCTATGATGCGGAGTTTCAAGTATGCTTCGAGGTCTGCGCTCAAGCCGTCGCCCAAATGCCACTCTTTCACAAGCGGGTGTTCTTCTCCCAACTCGCGCACTGCGTCCTCGAATGTTTTCACACGCTCTGTTACGGGGCGATTGTCCTTTGGAGTTTCATCAACAAGGGTAAGAACTCCGTTTACCCACTCAGCCTTTTTCCCGGCTGGTACATCAATTCTGATTTCCATTTTTCAATGCTTTTACAAGTGATAAATCAATTTCTTTATTCTCTCGCAACTTCTTGATAAGCCTTCCAGCACGGCGTTTCTGATTGAAAACTTTTGTATTGCTGTTGTCGGCTTTCATCTCGACGAAGGCAGTCAAGAAGTCGATAATCTCACGCCGTTGCTGGTTGCTTATTAGGTGCATAATCGAAAGTGTTAGAATGGCAGGTCGCCGTCGTCATTAGGCTGATTGAACGCCTGCTGCGGTGCTGCTGGGGCTGCTGCCTGCTGCGAAGGCTGGTTGTTGTCATACCTGCTTGGTTTTAGATCGCCGATGTAGTAATTAACCCCGTCGCGCTTCTGCTCTGCCTTTACGGAGGCTTTCACATAGTGAGTTGCTCCGAACTGCGAAGGCTGGCGGCGTTCTCCAATCTCGATGTTTAGGTATTTCTTGCCGTTCTTGCCAACCGTTATTAGTTCCTTCGGAATATCCGTAAGGCACAATGAACCATAAAATCCTGCCATAACTATTTCAATAAAAATCTGCGTGAACCGGGAACGGTGTACTGATAGCCTGCATAGATTTCCGGCTTCTCTGATGCAAACCTCTTTTCATCGAACTTCGTGCTGTCCTTTGCCGCCTTCCAAGTTGCGAGAATGGTAGGTTTAGCAACGCTGCTACCAGGTGCGACGAGGGCTTCTGCGTCGCCAAGAGCCATTTTGATAGCACTCTCAATGTCCTTCTTGCGGGTATCAAGTGCGCTCAACTCTTCCTTTATCTCCTTCAATTCGGCACAGCACTTCGCAAGTTCCTCGTCGGCTTCTACCGTCTTGCCTACGATGTGGCGAGGATTTTTCAGAAGCACATCATCAACATTGATTGCGAGCGGTTCGATACCGCCAACGATGTTGTCAATCCAAAAGCGGTCAACCTCTTCAATCATATAGTCGTAGAACTCCTTGTCGAAGGCTAAATCACGGTAGCCGAACTCGCGTCCCATAGTGAGCCAAGCAATCGCGCCCTGCTCCAATTCTGCAACGCCCAACTGATATTGAAGCTGACAGAACCAATGCTGCGGCAGGCTGTCACCGTCCACCTCCATTTGAGTAGTCTTGCACTCCAAGATACCCTTGTTGCGGTCTGATTTCGGTCTGCCAGGTATCCAATATGTGCGGTCGGGAGAAACACGCAGGTACTCTTTCTCGTTATTGACTATGAGCCAGTCGCCAGCAGAAGCCTTGATGATTTCCTTTCCCGTTTCGTCGCGGTAGAAGAGCGAAACTGCGTCCTCCAAGTAGTGACCAGCGCGCATTGCGAAGTTCTCTTCCTTCGGAGCGTCAAGCCCCTTCTTGCGTCGCCAAAGTTGATACGGGGGGTCGTAGGGGTTCAGTCCGAGGATTGTTCCAACCTCTGATGAACCGATACCGCTCTCACGGTGGCGCAACCACTCGCGGCGGTCTTTGGGTCTGATTATCGTATATCCCATAGTTGTTACTTTAAGATGTTATCAATAGCAATCTTCACTTCCGCTTCTCTGATGATACCACGCGCTGGGTGATTTTTGTCTTTGAGACAGCCCGAAACAGCTTCGACGAGGTCTGTGTGCTTGCCAATGATAGCAGCAGCTATATTCGCGCTGGTTTTCTCTTCGTCAGACGAAATTTTTTCAAGTGCTATGACGATGATAGCTCGGTTCTCCTTGTTCTCTTCCTGCCAATTTTGTATAGCATTTTTCAAATTGTCGTTCATAAGATTTGTTGTTGTGGAGCATCTGCCCCGGTTAGTAATTAGGATTTGATTTCTCCGGTTTCGGGGTCAACATTCGCAGGGACTTCGTTTGCCTTTGTAGAACGCTTTGCGGCTGCGGTTGCTCTTGCCTTTGTTTCTTCTGCCTTGCGTTTGGCTTCCTCTGCCTGCTTGCGTTCCTCTACGGGCTTCACGAAGGCTTCCTGCACGGTTGTAGAACCTTCCTTGATAGCGTTCCAAAGTCCCTTCAACTCAAATAGCAAGTTTTTGTCGATTTCCTCAATCTTGCTGATTTCGAAGAGTTCAAAAATCATCTTCTCGGTTACTCCTGCCTTCGCGAAGTTTGCAAGGCAGTTCTGACGGCTTGTTTCAAGGTCGATTGCTTGACCGAGTGCCACCTGCTTAACCTCTGCGATGACCTTCTTTGTTACCGCCTTCGGTACGACTTTCAGAACTGCGTTACGGAAAGCGATAGCCGATGCAGCGTTACCCGTTACCACCTGCATATCCTCCGAATAGGTGCGACCGTTGCGGTCAGTGATGCGACGCTTCACCTCTACTGATACAGCAACATTGGTTTCCAGGTCGTGGCAGATACCCTGCGCGGTGATTGTCTTGCCATCGTTGCCGATGATGCGTGTCTGAACTCGAAGATTGCCCCACGCTCCGGCAATGATTTCTGCCATTCTGACTGACAAGCCCTCAATGGCTGAACCTCCGTTGTCCCCGTTGCGGCGAAGTACATAGAAGCACTCCGAAGCGGTCTCAACGTCCATTGTCGCGTAGGTTGCGATTTGGTTCAAGACCTTCGACAGCTCGCGGGGGTACTGCTTCGCTGTTGATACCTGCATATCAACCTCGCTTCGGTTGATTGCTTGAAGCATTTCTGCTTGTTGGATTTGAATTACTTCATTCATAGCTGTGCTATTTTAATTGCCTTCTTACAGCTTCCGGCATTGCTTGGTGGGTGTCGGGGAGTCGAACCCCAGCGCGGCGGTGCTTGCATAACCTTGTTGCGCTCCAGCGGCGACGCTTCGCCTGCCACACCCGTTAGACAAACATTCGATTTACTTCTTCCCAAGAGGAGAAAGCCGGGTCAAGTCCAGCGGTGCGCCAATCTCTGTTTTCCTCGGCTTCCTCTTCCTCTATGGCTTCATCATATCGAGATTGCAGGTCGTCAATCTCTTCTTGGAGGTAGGAAAGGAACTCGGCTTTGCTGTCGTCCGTGTTGTATTCGTCTTGAATTTCCGCTTCTGACATTTTCTCTACCGCCTCATATTCGGCTTTCAGATCGTCAAGTTCCTTCCCTAATTTGTAGCTGCTCATAACTGCGCCCTCCAAAATCTTAAAATTTCACTACCGAGATAAAATTTGCGGGCTGTCTGACGGCGAAAGCCGCATTTGATTAGCCCTTGTTCTGTGTACTTGCGTAGGCTGTTGCGATGTATTCCGAGAACCGCCGAAGTTTCCGTTACCGAATACCGCCCAGCCGCGCTTACATTCGGCTCAATGGCGGTTATCATACCTCGTCCTCTTCTTTCTTGTTTATGTCCTCGGCAGGCTCCTTCATTTCTTCCTCTTTCAGCTCGCGCCAAGCAATCTTCAACAGATACCAGGAAACCACCGTCGTTGCCGCGAAACAGAGCGCGTAGAATACCGCTGAATTTTGAACGAATGTTCTAACAAGGTTGAATAGCGCAAAGAGTACGAATAACGCTGCTGCGCCTACTTGAAACCACTTCTCAATTTTGTTCATAATATCCATAACTCAATAAATTAAAAGGTTTATTACTTTGGTTGTGTTGTGTAGAGTCCGTTCTGCACAATGATATGCTTTACGCCCGGTACGGTCATTCCAACCGCCTGCGCGATTGCTCCGAAAATTCGGTGCGGGGCTACATTAGGCTGCTTGTTTGAAAGGTCGAGAAACATTGCGCATATCTTCTGATGTTTCTCGTCTCTTGCCTTTTCAATTGGAGTTCTTAAATCAGTCATTTTCTTGTTCTTTAATTATTTGTTTATAGCCGGGTTGCCGTAGTTTGCTACGTTCGACATTATCCACTCGTAATCCGCTTCGGGTAGATATGCACGAACGAAATTTGTTTTTACTATGAACCAATATCCTTCACCCTTGCAAGCATATTGTTTCAATATCGAGAGCAGCTGGTCGTAACTCTCTCCGATGAAGTCCGATTTCCAAAATGTTACTTGAAATTTCATTTTTTGCTCAACTTATTAGTTTACTCCGATTTTTATTTGTATTTTTACCGCTGTTTTATAAGACAGTTTCAAAACTCGATGCAAAAATATAACCTTTTTAGTTATAAACAAAATTTTTATATAACTTTTTTGGTTATAAAGGCAAAATAATTTTTAACTGATTGATAAACAAGTGATTAGAAAAATGGAGAAAATTGGCGAAAAATTAAGAGCCTATTTCGAGGAAAAAGGCATTACGCAAGAAGAACTTGCGGCACAACTCGGCGTATCACAGCCGTATGTAAACGCCTTATTGAACGACAAAAAGAGTTTCGGGAAAAAGCAGGCGCAGAAGTGGAATGAGTTATTTGGGTTATCTGTAAATTGGTTGCTTACCGGACTTGGCGATATGCATTCGGATAGTATCATTCAAAATAACCAAAACGGTGATAATATACACGGTCATTCCGTGACCGTAAACAAGACGGAGAAGGATTATTTAGAAATCATCAAGACGCAAGCGGAGCAGTTGAGCAAGAGCCAGGAGCAAATTGACCGCCTTTTGTCTATAATCGAAAAAATGAAATGAAAAAGACGCTAACTATATTATTGCTGGCTTTCGCTCTTTGCAGTTGCGAATCACAAGATGTTCGCGAAGGTCGTAAGGCTTGCGAATATGCCTTATCTCATTTGTATTACGAGTATAAAATTACCAATGAAACAATTACCCGTAAAGGAGACAATGTCGAATATCGGTTGACTGTGGATGTTCGTAAAAAAGGGGGCGAACCTCTCAAAACGAAGTTTCATACAATAGTAACCAATGGTTCAGCACTTGTTTCAATAGAATGATATGAATACCCGGTTACTTGAATTTATCCAATTTAAGACGAGCGGCAATCAAGCGGAGTTTGCCAAGGTTATGGGCTGGTCGCCTCAATACCTTCATAAACTCTTGAAGGAAGGCGGTATCGGAATACGTCCGATTATTGCCCTGCTCGAAAAGTTCCCGGAACTCGATGCGCGTTGGCTGCTTCTCGGAGAAGGTGCAATGATTACAACGGGAGCCGACGAGGTGAAACGGCATCTTTTTCGATTGCTGGAAATTGAAAAGTATATGCCCGTAATGACACCCGATGAACTTCGGGAAATCCAGGAGGGCAGAAGTGAGTTTGACCCTGCGACAATAGAACGCTGGTCGCAACTGCTGGTAGATCGCGAGGAACAGATTAACGAACGCTTTGCAGCGGCTTATAAAAGACAAGAAGAGTTATGCAAACAGAACAAAGTCAAAAAATAGTTCGTCGCTTCTTCGAGGCTATTCAGATGTTGAAGGCGAACAAGATAATACGAGGGAAGCAGACTTTCACGGAACGCTACGGCATCAACCGTTGGAATTTCAACACCTGCGAGAAGTCGCCCGAAAGGGACATATTTCAAGTGGCGTGGCTTGAATACCTCGTACGCGATTATAAGGTTTCCGCGACTTGGCTCATAACGGGCAATGGCTCGTTCTTTGACTTGGGCTGGGACAACGAAAAAGTCAAAAATCTGCAAAAAAACTGCAAGAGAGAAAACGACGAATTACAAATAATTGAAATACAATAGATTGCAAAGTGATTTGCAATTCCTTTGCAGCATGAAACACGAAGTAATCATAAACGGGGTCGAGGACCTCGAAAGAGCAGCGGC